CCCGTACAAAGAAGACCTGTCAATTGACCAATCTTGCTGGCCTGAATTTAAACGCCAGCGACCCCTTGCACTGCTAACCACAACGGTTGAACCATCCGATGAAGCATTTACAACATTCGGCCAAATATCAAGCGTTGCTTGACCAGACGAATTTGTGTCAATCTGAGTTAATACTTTGTGAAGCGTGGCCGTTGATGCTGATCCAAACTGAACATAATCGCCAGACTTCAAGTAACCTGTCGCGCTTGCAGGTAGCCCATCAATAGCGATTGATGAGCCTGTTTGACTTGCTCCGTTAATGGCCGGAGAACCTGGCGCGCTAGATGCTGACCCTCTTGGAGTTGCCCTGTTGGGATCACCCATTAAGAATGTACCAGCACGTCCGTTAAGGCTCAACAACCAAGCAGTCCACTCTTCTGCTTGTTCATACTTCATCACTGGAAGCTGCACTTCAGCTTCCCATCGCTGCCCTGAGTGATTGTGAATTTGCTGCTTGTAGGTGAATGGAGAACTCGTCATGGCTGTTTGATTGACAGCACGAAGTGTAATACTTGAAATTCCAGTAACCGTTGGCAGGTCTCTTGGATAACTAATAGCCATTAAAATGCTCCCGCGAATGAACCACCACGGCGCTTGGCATCTAACACCGCTGCCTTGCTCGCTTCTTGTATTTGAGGCATTAAACCGACGATTTCAGCACGAACAGTTTGCTGGATACCAGTGGTCACGTTGATCGTTTGATTCACGACCACGCTATCACCGCCGCCAACTGCCGCCTTTGATTGCGCTACACTTAACACGCGACCAGCCGTTGATGGGACGAATAATTCTCTTCCATGCTCGCCTGTAACATAAGGCCGACCAGCTTGCACAGCGCCACCAGATGCTCTTCCTGATCCGCCCTGAGATGGAGTTGCGCCAAAGAAATTGCCAATCGCCCCAGAGATAGAGCTTACCATTCGCTCCACAACCAAAACTCTGTAAAGCTCTTTAATAATGTCAGCAGCCATTGATCTGAACGCATCTTTTGCAGACATAGTGCCATCGACCATAGACATAAAGGCGCTCTCCATGCTGCTCTCAACAGTTTGCATCACTGAGTGTAAGTTATCAGCATCGAAGCCAAGCTCTTGCAGATAAGGCGAAGCCTCAAGCATTTGGTCAATCATCTTCTGAAGCTCAGTGCGAGTGTCCTCAATGGCTGGTGGAATTTTTTTCAGTGGGTTTAATATTTTACTCGCAGCAATTTCAGACGCCTCCCAAAGATCAATGAGCTTTTTAGCGTCTTCAATATTTTGAGCTGACGTTTCGCTCTGAACACCACTTTTGATTTGAGCTAAGAGCGTCTCTAATTTCAACTCTTTTTCTTTTGCAATTCTTGAAAGCTCTGCATCCTTGGCTTTCAACTTGTTTAATTCGGCAAGCTCTTTATTCGCCGCAATTTCAGCGGCCAACGCTTGAATGGTTTTAACAGATGTCTCAGTTGATATTTCCTCTGGAGTTGGCGGTTCTGGCAAATTGTTAGAAGGCAGAGCGCTGATTTGAGACTGAATCAAAGAAATTTCATCTTGAGTTTTCTGCAATTCGGTCTGGTACATAGTCAGACGATCAAATTCTCTATCACTCAAAAGGGCAAAATCAGTTAATCCATCATCGCCTTTTGCCTTTTTTATGATCTGCTCACGCTTTTGAGATACGCTTTCCAAGTGAGATTGCGCATCATCAAGCTCAGATTTAAGATCTTCAGCCAATCTGATTTCTGTACCGGGCAGCATTTCATCACTGAAAAGCTGGCTGAATGTATTGAACAAAATTCCCGCTTTTTCAGCCAACGTGGCCATGCCAGAGGATGTGGCAATTAAAAGAGGAGTAAGGTTAATCAAGGAAGAGCTTACGTTTGCATCTATAACCCGAGATAGCAAATCAAGTTTGTCTTGGGACTCTTCCGCACTTCTAATAAGTCTCTCGTCGATCACAACGCCAAGCTCTCGAGCCTCTTTGCGCATTCGCTCCATTCCATCTGAACCTTCGCGCAAAAGGTTAATCATGGGAGCGCCGCTTCGCCCAAACAACTGCGTCGCTATCGCAGTCTTTTTCATTGGGTTTTCAACTTTATTGACCTCATCAGCTATTTTAGCTAATGCGCCGTCCAAGCCCAAAGCCATCAAATCGTTTGCAGAGAGGTTTAACTCTTCTAAAGCATACTTTGCTGTGCCGATGCCCATTGATGCTTCCGCAAGACCCTTGCCGAGCTTCTCAATGCTTTTATCAAGCTCATCTTGCGTGACGCCTGAGCTTTCTGCGACCGTGCGCAATTCTTGAAGCGCGTCCGTTGTGATGCCGATCTGATCTGCGGTCTTCCCAATGTCATCCATTGCCGTAACAATTCTTTTAACGCTGGAAATCAACGCCGCCGCAGATAAAGCTGGCAAAAGAGCCGCAGCAGCTCCGCCCAATTTAGAAAAAGCCGCTGACGTTTTTCCCAAACTCTTATTAGATTGCTTAGCAAATCGCTCCACACGCTTCTGGCTTCGATCCATAGCGCGGGTAAATTCTTTATCTTTTGCCGAAAGAATGATATTCAGTTGTTCTGCGCTAATTGCCATCGACTCGCCTCACCAGCTCTCTATAGTCACCAGAAGTCATGGCATCATAACCCGGCTCCTTGGGTGAATGTGCATCAGACCACCCCTTGAATGCAACCCATGTATCTTTCGGGATCATATCACGGATTTCCTCTGGATGTAAGCCAGCGACCATCCCGTTGCCGATCATGGATCGGACATTCAGTCGGCTATGTCGGTGGCCTCCGGCTTTTTTTTTACTTCCGTTTCATCACCAACGTCAGGCATGAAGGCAACTCCAAGAACCGCTTGAGCGATTTGATAGAGCCGCATCAAGTCTTCTGGAGTGCATTCATTGATGACCGCATCCGCCTGGGCGTCCTTCATTCCGCCGCCAACTAGTCCCAAAGCAACAAGATCGCGCACCTCTTTGCTAGTTGGCTTCTGGCCTCTGCTGAAAAAACCATCCCAAAGGTCGAATATACCGCGATGCTTATCTTCAAACCTCTCAATCTCACGATTGCGAAGTTTGAAGGAATAAGTGGCATCGCCGATAGTTTCGACAATGCCACCTCTCTGTGCTTCAGCAGTAATCGCCATTAGGCGGCTGTAAAGGTGACTGTGCCATTTGACTCAAGAGAAATGGAGTAAGTGACGCCACCCTCAGTCTCGCCACCAAACTCAAGTGAAGCGATGCGAAAAGCGCCAGCATACGTACCAAAGTCAGGAACAACAATCTGCATGTTTACTGAATTGTCTGCCGCCATCGCAACAGTATTCATCCGAGCTTCTGCTGTGCTGTCTTCAAAGAAACCATCGCCAGATACGCTTACGTTTTTCAGACCAGCCAAGGTGGCTGTGAACAAAGCGCCTTCTGGCGTTGTGCAATCTGGAGTTGTCACATCAATCGAAGAGTTGTTGATCGTGAGTGATTTTGAATTTAAACCGCAGAGGTTTGTGAATGCTTCTGCTGATTCACCATCGCCGATTTTGACCAGCAAGGCGCGTCCAAGTTGTTTAGCCATAACTGGCCTCCATTGTTGTGCGCTTGCCCAGAGCGCAGGAGTCTAGGCGTTATCTTCAAGCATAGCCTGAAGCACAATGACAGCCGTGTAGCCACGACCCTCACCATCTCTTGTAACCGAAAAAGTTTCAAATATCAATTCAACCAGATTGAAACCAGCAACCGTCACAGCGCTCTCCTGACGATGCAGAGCGTCTTTTACCGCCTCAACTATTTGAACGGCCTCAACACGCCCTGAAGGACTGCGAGAGTGAGCCTCAAGGCTAATTCCAACCAAAGCACCCTCGATTGTGTCAGTATCAAAAGCTGCGGGAGAGATTTCATTAAATCGCAAGTATGGAAACGTCGCATTTTGCGGCGGCTCATCATAGACCCTAGTGCTGACAATATCGGTGATATTGCTGTCGGCAACCAGTGCAGCGCGAAGACCCTTCTGCAATGAAAGTGCAAACCCATCAGCCATTGACAGCCTCCTTGATCCCACGACGAATAGCCGATTTTAGAGACTTTTTAAATTTTGGACCCTGAAGTTTTTGCGCCAGACGTATATATGGCTGCGCCTCGGTAGTCCCGCGATTTCCCTTTTTCCGACCAAACTCAACTGAGTTTGCTTTTATCTGCGCATCTTTCTCAGGGGGAGCAGCTTCAACAGAGCCAAGATATTCGTTTGGCTTGTTCTCATATTGAGTATAAATCCAACCTTTCAGCTCACCAGTGGCAACCGGAACAAGATTGCGAGCCAGACGCGCAGCAGCCTCAGTATTGCGCTTGATCGACTTAACTATCTGACGCTCAACAGCATCAGGCATTTTGTCAAATTGTCTGCTCAATTTCTTCGCGCCAACCACCTTCATGTCGCAACGCCCTTCTCAATGACAAACTCAAGAACAGTGTCCTTGGCATCAAGCTGGATCACGTTCTTAATTGCCCAGGTGATTCCACGAGCAATTACACGATCAGCCGCAGTCAGGGTTTGGGTCACGCTGTCAGAGCGAACTCTGAGCGTTGCAAGGTTGTTGTCTTCCAAGACGCCACCAGATATCTTTTCTTTGCCTCGTTGCTCCAGAATATCTGCCGAGCGCGTCACAAGGGTGGCCCATCCGCTATAGACATTCCCATAATCGTCAACCGCGCCAGACGATAACCGCTGGAACTCAACGCGATCGCGCAGTTGGCCAGCCCTAACCATACCAACAATTCCGATAGAGGTTCAGCATTTCCTCATAGCCAAACGGTATGTTTGAAAGCTCGTCTGCCCCGGTTTGCTCGCGATTATCATACCAATGACCGA